CGAGTATGTCTCTCGCGGGCTTTTTCGTTTCCGAAGCAGCATGAAGCCCAACATCAAAATCCAATACCGGCCGATTGAGTCCCTGATCCCTTACGCCCGAAATGCCAAGCTGCACTCGGACGCCCATGTGGCACAGATCGCGGCCAGCATTACGGAGTTTGGCTGGGGTGCTCCCATCCTGGTGGACGGGCAAAACAACGTCATCGCAGGTCACGGCCGACTGCTTGCTGCCCGAAAGCTTGGCATGCCCGAGGTGCCCGTTGTGGCCATGGAGCACCTGACCGAGATCCAGCGCAAGGCACTGATCCTGGCCGACAACAAGATCGGCGAGAACGCGTCCTGGGATGATGACCTGCTGGGCCTTGAACTGGCTGAGCTGCAGGAAGCAGGCTTTGATCTGGGCCTCACCGGCTTTACCGCCGAAGAGTGGGACAAGCTTATTGCGGGCGACCCCAGCAACGATGGCCTGACCGACGAAGACCAGGCACCCGAGGTGGCCGAGACAGCCGTCTCCCAAACCGGCGACATCTGGGTCCTTGGCGAGCACAAGCTACTTTGTGGCGACGCCACCAAAGCAGAAGATTACAAGGCGCTACTGGGCGATGAACTGGTGGACATGACTGCCACCGATCCGCCCTACAACGTCAACTACGCCAATACGGCCAAGGACAAGATGCGCGGCAAGGACCGTCCCATCCTGAACGACAACATGGGCGCAGACTTTGGAGCGTTCTTGCAGTCGGCATGCCAGAACATCCTGGACGTCACCAAGGGTGCGGTCTACATCGCCATGAGTTCATCCGAACTCGATACCTTGCAGGCTGCGTTTCGCGCCGCAGGGGGCAAATGGTCTACCTTCATCATCTGGGCCAAGAACACCTTCACCATGGGCCGCGCGGATTACCAGCGCCAGTACGAGCCCATCCTCTACGGTTGGAAAGACGGTGCTCAGCACTATTGGTGCGGTGCACGCGACCAGGGTGATGTGTGGCACATCAAGAAGCCACACAAGAACGATTTGCACCCGACCATGAAGCCGGTGGAGTTGATGGAGCGTGCGGTGCGCAACAGCAGCAAAACACGAGACATCGTGCTGGACCCGTTTGGCGGTTCTGGAACCACCCTGATCGCCTGTGAAAAGTCTGGTCGTCGTGCCCGGCTCATTGAACTCGATCCCAAGTACGTGGACGTGATCGTCAAACGCTGGCAGGACTTCAGTGGCAAACAAGCCACCCGTCAAAACGACGGAGTGGCCTTCAACGATTTAGCCCAGACGGGCAACGTACCGACCGTAATCTCCGCCGGAGGGGTCGACGTACAAGGTGGGCCTGCCGCTGGCACGGACCTCAACGCAAAGCCTGCCGTCGGCAAGGTAGCCGCCCTTGCCACTGAGCCAGTCGCGTGACTTGAGCAGTTGACTGGCAAAGACATCAAACTCCGCAGGGGTCATCTCCCGGGTCTCGGTCACAAACACTTTGTAGTTGCCTTCGCCGCCCACCTCGCTGAGGTCGGCAGGTTTGCGGGCAAATGGCAGGCGAACGCTCAACTCCTCAACCTCAATGGCAGTGCCCTCAAATTGCAGGGTGCGGGGCGTGCGTTCAATGGTGATGGTCATGGATGTCATGGCTGATCTCAATTCGTGGTGATGCGGTAGGTCCGCTCGCAGCCGTCGGCTTTGCTGGAGGTGATCTCCAGTCCAAGTTTCTTTTTAAAGGCTCCGGCAAATGTGCCGCGCACCGTATGGGATTGCCACCCGGTGGCCTCGCAGATTTGCGCGATCGTTGCGCCCTCGGCTCGCTTGAGCATCGCAATCACCTGGGCTTGCTTGCTGTTGTCACGCGTGCGTGGCTTGGCTGCAGGACTTGCTTCAGCAGACTCAATCACTGCGTCCAGTGCCACCATCGTGATGGGCGCACGACGCGGTATCCCCAGTGCTTCGTAGCCCTCAGCGGCTACAAACCAATGTGTGCCGTCGGTCGTGATCAACGCCCGGTTGAAGAGGCTGTCGAGAACTTTCTTTCTGGCACCTCCCTTGAGGGTCTCGGGAAACCAGACCAGTTTGCCATCCGTGTTGACGGCGGCGTGGTTGAGGATCTGTTGCTGCGATGCGCTAAGTTGCGCTTTGGCTGGTGTGGTCATGTCGATCTCCTGGTTACTGTTTGGGTTGTGTTTGTGAAGGATTGGCAGCGGCGTTGCGGCCTGCCTCAAAGGCGGCTTGTAAGGCGGTCTTGATGGCCCAGACGCTTACGTCATGGAAGTCGAGGCTGTCGCTGCTGCGGGTCTCAAGGGTTGCGATAAACAAGTGGTCCAGTGCGATTTGCTGGAGTTGCTGGTCTCGGGTGCTGTGGCTGTTGTTGCTCATGGTGTGGCCTCTTAAACGTTGTGGTGCTTCTTGGCGGCGTCAAAGCCGATCCAGTCGCCTTGGTCGTTCAACCCGCGTGATGCGAGCTCTTCGCGGGCAAGTCGGTTGAGGTCTAGTTCTCCGCGAGCAACCGCTGCTAAGACCTTGGTCAATGCGATCTGGATGAAGCCGACCTCGTCGACCGTGAATTCGTTGCTGGTGTATGTCATGGCTTGTTTCCTTTGGGTTGTTGCTGGTGTTCGTATGAACGCTCTGAACACAAGTAAAGCCAAGTCCTGAACCCACAAGTCCCGCAAATAGTTACGAACATTTTTAAGACTGTCGACTTCATGCCACTGTCAGCGCCAACCCCTTGCAGACACCCCGGATGTGGTGCTGTGTTGGCAAGGCCGGGCTATTGCGATACCCATCGCAAAGCGGTGCACCGTGACTATGGTCGTGCCCGGCGCAGCTTCGATGCGGAGCTGGGGTTCTATCAATCAGCCCAGTGGCGCGCGGTGCGTGCTGCGTTCTTACGTCAGCACCCGGTGTGCGGCGCGTGTGAGCAGCGTGGTCGTGTGGTGACAGCCGTCGTGGCTGACCACGTCACGCCCCTCAAGGACGGCGGTGCGCGCTTTGACACGGCCAATCTGCAGGCGTTGTGCGTCTCATGTCACAACCGAAAGACAGCACGCGAGACCGCAGCTCGGCGCTGACCACTCCTCCGTAGGGGGTCTGAATCTCTACAGACGGCGGCCAGAGATGCGTGCGCCTGCCAAGATTTTTGCGCGTGCAAATTGAAACCTAGGGGGGATACCCCGCAGGCAGCCTGATGCCAGGCCTGGACTGAGGGTCTAAGAACCGATCAGTTGAGATCGACGATGAACTTTTCGATGTTGATCGCTTTAGATTTACCCACCGAGCGAATGATGGAGTTGGCGACGTTTTCTTCAACGACGCTGTTCCATTTGGAAAAGCTCTTGTCCGTCACGCTCTTGTCGAACGCAGATCGAACCGCCTCACGCCCAGCCTTCAGATCAGCCGCCAGAGCGGACTGAACGAGGCATTTAGCGATGACGTCGGCTTTGCGCACTGGGAGTTTTCCGGTGAGTTTGAAGCCTCCATATTAACGATTACCAACGACTGAACCCAGATGGCCGGACGAAAACCACTCCCCACGGAGATCAAAAAGCTCAGGGGGACCCTGCAAAAGTGCAGGACCAACCCGCATGAGCCACAGCCCCAAGGGGATCTGGTTGCGCCGCCCGAGTACATGTCAGATGGTGCGAAGCAAGCCTGGCGCTATGCCATTGATAGCGCGCCCGAGCATTTGCTGCGCAAGCTCGATATGTCGGTGCTGGAAGTCTGGTCCTGCGCAGCCGACCTGTACCGCAAGGCCCAGATCGGAATCACCAAGACGGGCCTGCTGATCAAAGCACCGAACACCGGTGTGCCAATGCAGTCGCCGTACCTGGCCATTGCGAACAAGCAGGCGCAGATCATGACCAAGGCGGCGGTGGAAATGGGCTTTACGCCAGCGTCGCGTTCGCGCATCACGCAGCCCACAGATACCCAGATTGATCTCGATCCTTGGGCGGACATTGCTGGATAAAACCAGCGTCCTCTGAACGAACCTCAGTCAGATGTGAATTTCTTCAAGGCAGCCAGTGTCTTTTTCTTGGAACTGCAGTAGTAATAGCTGTAGGTCGATGACATGCCAGGTGCTCTATCTGGCGATGCTGTTAATTCGGAATCGGCGAGTGCGTCGACTTCCTGTAGTAGATCTTCGAATGGTTCGTGTTCGTAGAAATCCGGATCGTCCGCGTCTTCAACGATTTTCGACCACTTCGCGTTGAACGCTTCATAGAGCACCCCACCCTCGGCATGACGGAAAGTTTGATCAACCATTAGAAGCAGGTGGTCGCAGTTGTCCGTCGTGTCACAGAAGGGGCAGCAAATCTCACCGTCCCCTTCGGACTCATCCAACTCAGGTTCCTCACCATCTTCGTAAACGTTGTCCCAATTCGTGCGAGCGAAAGAAATCGCAGAGGCCTCGTCTAGGAAGTAACCGACTGGATCAGATTCGACTGCCCAAACCCAGAAGACGCCGTGATATTCGTTTACACGTACTGGCCAGTCGTCGCTGTCGTTACGAATGAAGCCTGACCAGATGGTAGTAGCTTGATTGACGATCGTGTCGAGAAAAAGGTCGTGCACTGTCGCACCAAGGTCGCCATCAAGCTTTCCGGTTTTCATCAACTTGAGTGCCTCTGGATAGATCCCGCTGCCGACTTCTTCTTGCAGAAGCACCTGGACCGAGCGGCTTTCCGCGAGCACCTTGCACGCCTCGGCCAGATCGACGGTGTTGGATGAAAAGCCTTTGTCCATGTTGTCTCCCAGTTGCTCTGTACTACTAAATGGTAATGCAGCTTTGTGGGCCCCTGCCAATCAATAGGTTAGAGGTCTTTCACTTCCCGAGTCATAAATTGTCCGAAAAAGATTCATACTCAGTGTTGGCAAATCGTTACGCAGAGCAAGTTGTGGCTGGCGAAACCCTGGCTTGCCGCTGGGTGCAACGAGCCTGCCAGCGACAACTGGATGATCTCGTCAAGTTCAAAGGCAAGGCAAGTCCCTACCAGTTCAACCCAAAGCTCACCGACAAGGACGGGCGGGAGTTCCATCCCGCCGACAACCTGTGCGCGTTCATTGAGCGCCTGCCCCATGTCAAAGGGCCGCTGGCAGGTGAGACGATCAAGTTAGAACCCTGGCAGGTGTTCATCCTGACCACCGTGTTCGGCTGGGTCAAGCCCGACGGCAATCGCCGCTTTCGGCGCTCGTACATCGAAGTGCCACGCGGCAACGCCAAGTCGACGCTGTCGTCTGCGCTTGCTTTGTACATGCTGGCCGCTGACGGCGAAGGCGGTGCCGAGGTTTATTCCTTGGCCACCACCCGCGACCAGGCTCGCATTGTTTTTGGTGATGCGCAGACCATGGCGCGCAGGTCACAAGGGTTTCGGAGTCGGTTTTCTGTCAATGTCGGCGCGCACAACATGAACGTGCTGCAGACCGGCTCCAAGTTTGAAGCGCTGTCAGCCGAGGGATCCACGCTCGACGGTCTGAACATTCACTTTGGCTGCATTGACGAGTTGCACGCTCACAAGA